AGTTGAATGCTGTACTGCAGAAAGCCGAAATAGGCTCAAAAGAATTTGTAGCTGCACAAAGGGAGATCACGCAGACACAGGAGCAGCTTAACGCAGCATTGAAAGGATTCCAAGGCAATGAAAATAGCATTCAGGGATTGAACAATAAGCTGACGGAGCTGAATGCGGTATTACAAAAGGCAGAAATTGGCTCAAAAGAGTTTGTGATTGCTCAAAAAGAGATAGCGCAGACACAGGACAAGCTCAACGCAGCCTTGAAAGGATTTAGCAGTAATGAAAACAGCATCCAAGGATTAACCAGTAAGCTGAGTGAGTTGAATGCTGTACTGCAGAAAGCCGAGATTGGTTCAAAAGAATTTGTAGCTGCACAAAGGGAGATAGCGCAGACACAGGAGCAGCTTAACGCAGCATTGAAAGGATTCCAAGGCAATGAAAATAGCATTCAGGGATTGAACAATAAGCTGACGGAGCTGAATGCGGTATTACAAAAGGCAGAAATTGGCTCAAAAGAGTTTGTGATTGCTCAAAAAGAGATAGCGCAGACACAGGACAAGCTCAACGCAGCACTAAAGGGATTCCAGGGTAACGAAAAAAGCATTGAAGGATTAAACAATAAGCTTGCCGAATACAACAAAGCATTACAGAAAGCGGAAGTTGGCTCAAAGGAGTTCGTGGCGGCTCAAAAGGGAGTAGCCCAAACACAGCGGGAGATCAACACGGCGCTGAAAGGGTTTGATGGTAATGAGACGTCGATTCGGGGGTTAAGGGAGAGGCTGTCGGAGCTGAACCAGACGCTAGAGAAAACGGCGATCGGCTCTAAGGAGTTTGTGGCAACGCAAAGGCAAATAGCCCTTACGCAGAAAGATGTAGACAAAGCACTAGGGACTGCTAGCGGGATTATCGGAAGACTGGGCCAAGAGCTTAAGGGCTTTGCCCTGCAGGCTGGGGCCGTTCTCTCGGCTGGCTCAGCGCTTCAGTTTGTTGGTAAGCAAATTACAGAGCTTGATTCAGCAGGTGCGGCAGTACGGACGCTAGGCATTAATTCAAACGAGCTTAAAGATAAACTGTTTAACCTTTCGATTGAGCTTGATAGCAATGTAAGCCGAGTTGAGCTATTAAAGGCCTCCTATGATGTTGCTTCCAGCGGCTTTACGACTACTGCACAGATCACTGACATCCTTAAGGCATCATCACTAGGGGCCTCAGGTGGTTTCGCCGAGCTGAACGACGTAACCAAAGCAGTTACAGGAGTCATCAACGCATACGGGCTCACTACGGCTGATGCTACAGGCATCGTAGACGGCTTTGTGCAAACCCAAGCTGACGGTGTTATCACGGTTCGGCAGTATGCAGAGCAGATTGGTACGGTGGCATCTGTTGCTGCTGCCGCTGGCATTCCAATCTCCGAGCTGAATGCTGCGATTGCCACCGCGACTCTTAAAGGGGTTCCCGTAGCACAGTCGTTTACGGGGATCCGCCAAGCGATTAGCTCGATCCTCAAACCAAGCGAGCAGGCTAAAGACTTAGCGGCGAGCTTAGGGATTAGCTTTGACCTAGCAGGATTACAAGCCCGTGGCTTTGGTGGTTTCCTTGCAGACGTACAAGCCAAAGGAGGGGGAGCGGCCGATAAGCTGGCTATCCTGCTTGGGTCGGTTGAAGCACAGGCTGCTGTACAACCACTGCTGAATGATGGACTAAAATCGTACAACCAGCTACTTGATAACCAAGTTAGCAGTGCCGGTGCTGCTGCCAAGGCTGCGGAATTAGCAACTGACACGATAGCAGGCGGCATTAAAAAGATTGAAAACGCGACAAGCAATCTTGCTACAACGGTTGGGGAATCATTGCCTGAGGTTGCCAATTATTTGGGCACATTGGCAAAGATCATAGAACTATCGGCAAAGTTCAACAAAGAAGTTGCGCCAACTATAAACGCAGGGGCGCAGCAAAATGTGGCGCCACTTGTAAGCGCAATAACTGATGCAGCTAAGGCATTTCAAGCCGGAACAAAAGACCTGTTTCTTTACGAAAAAGCGCTTGGCAGTGTAAAGCTCGGTTATGCTGGCCTGATTACGGCGGTGCAGGGATTTATCCTTGGAAACGATGGGGCCAAAAAAGCAAGCCTAGACTTTCAAAAGCAACTAATAGAACTCACGGGGCTTAACAAGTTATTCAACACGGAAAGCGCAAAGCAGGCTGAGATTGTTGCAAAAGCAAACCAGCAAAAAGAAATTGCCAAAATACTGGCTAAAGATTTACTAGACAAGCAAACCGAGCAAAACAGGCTCAGTTTGATTGAGATTGACAACGCCATTGCGTTGCAGGGTGCAAAAGACAAGCTCAACAAAACCCAGGCAGATGGACTTATCAGCATCCGACAGGCTGATATAAACCTTGGTCAGGCATTAGTTGGGCTTGAGGAGTCGCGTTATAGCATCATCCAAAACCGGAACAACTACGAACTACAGGAAGCAAGAGAGCGGGGCGCTAGTGAGGCAGAGATTGAAGGTATCAAACGCCAAGGCGAAGTTATTGAGGCTGCTGCCTTAAGCTCCAAGTATCAGGCACTGGTCGAGCAGCAGGGGCTGGAAAGGCAACTACTAGATTTGAAGCAGCAGCAAGCCTTGGTAGAGGCAAACAAAGAGGCACGTAAAGCAAATACTGAATACAGGAAAGCGGAGATTGAGTACGATGCGGCAAGACTGGCTAACCTTAATGAAAACAGCAATCTAACCCAAGAAGCGCTAGACAAGGCAAGAGAGACCTTGGAAATCAAAGGTATTGAAAGGCAGGATGCAAATGAGAACCTGGATATTTTGAAGCAAATGCAGCCAATTCAAGACAAGATCGCTGATGCCAGTGAAGAGGAGCAAATCAACAGGCTGCTTTCTACTGCAGCCGCAAAAGGCCTGCAGCTGTCCGCCGGTGACATCTTCCTGAAAACCAAGGGCGCTGCTGGTGAGTTCAAGACCCTCGGCAACTCCATGAAGGTGCCGCTGGGTCAACAGGATGCGTTTACGCAGCTCGCACGGGATATGGGCTTTGCCGTGCGTGACACCGGCAAAGGGTATGTCGAAATCGGCAAAGACCTAAACACAACCAATAAGACCGCTGCCAATGACATCAAGGCCTACATGAGCATTGTGGCTAAGTCCACGCAAGCAGCCAAGACCCAAACAGGAGGCCTGGCAAACAATATGAGCACCGCCGCTAATGCTGCCGAGCGGTTTTACAACGCCCTCAGCTCAGCCTCTGGCCTCCCCCCTGCCCGCTTCACGGGTGGCCCTGTGGATGCCGGCCAGACGTACCGCGTCAACGACGGCCCCAGCGGCATGAGCTTGGGGCAGGAGGCGTTCCTGTCAGCCTCTGGCGCCCTGTCCCTGATCAACCGGCCCGCCAACAGCCTCTGGACGCCACCCTCCAAAGGCACGGTGATCCCTGCTGCGATCACCAGCCGCCTGAAGGAATCCGGGGCCCTCGGCGGCGGTGCTGGTGTGCTGCGTGGCGTGTCTGATCCGGCAGTAGCCCATCTGGCCCTCGCGGTTGGAAACCTGAGCCAGGAAGTGGCCGAGCTGAGGCGCAAAGCGTGGAATGTGTCGTTCACGGGACGCTCCGATGGATCCGGCCTGAGGCTGGCGAAGACGACAGCGCGGATGTTCTGAGGGTGAACTGATGAGCCTTCAGCTCGTCTATGGGGCCTCCACCCTCACGCTGCGCTACCTGCAGGCTCAGCCGATCGGGTATGCCGAGGCGGAGACGGAGCAGGGGCTGACGGCAAGGCGGTTCAGCGTGGCGGGGCTCTGCACCCCAGCGCAGTGGGTGACCTGCTGCAACATCTTTGATGCGTGGCAGGCGGCCAAGATCCTGGAAGCGCCCACATTGGCCAGCCGGGTGGTGGGGGCCACTGCGGCGCTTACCTGCTCGGCCCATGGCCGCAGTGTTACCAGCCTGGCGTGTTGGTTCACTGGGGCGCCGGTTGGCGAGTCGGTGCAAGGCGGGGCGTGGGTGAAGGTGTCGTTCACCCTGATAGATGCAGCGCAGCAGTTGGCGGTGCTGCTACGACAGAACGAGAAGGGCAGGCTTGCCAGTGATGCCTTTCTGCCCGCCTACGGCACCATCACCCTGGGCACCACCACGCTGGCGCTGCTGGATCAGCCTGAGGGGTTTGAGGATGGCCCGACCCTGGAGCCCACCTCCACCGGGGGCTTCGTGGCACGGGGGGCGTTGGTGGCCAGTGAGGTGCGCACCGTTCGGGGGGTCACCAATTCCGCCGGTTGGACTGCGGTGAAGGCATGGTTTACGGCCACGATCGCGGCCCGCCCTGGCGCAACCGACTTCTGGCCAGTGGGTGAGCTGGGCCTGGAGCGCGATCAGATCGTCAGCGGAGGCGCGGTGGTCGAGCGCTACATCGTGACCGTGAAGCTCAAGCGGAGGGCCTGATGACGTTTGCGCCTATCGACGTTCGCGCACAGGTATTCAGCGACCTGGGCCCCGTGATCAGCGGGCAGCTATCCGATGATCCGCTCGCGCCTGGGGTGGGCCTCCTGCGCACGCAAGGGGAGGTGGTGATCAGCGGCCTAATCCAGCCTGCTCGGGGGACTGAGCTGCTGCTGGGGGTGCGCTCACCCGGCGGGAAGCTCACGCGGTTCCCCAGGCGCCTCCGCGTGATCAAGGCCGATAGCGACCCGATGAACAACGAGACCACGCTCACGGTCGGCTGCCTGCTGGCCCTGAAGTGGGATTTCGTGGTGCCTGAGATCTTCTACGCCTCTGAAAACCCCCAGTGGACACCGATTGAAAACACGGCAGGGTCTACCCCGAACCTCTGCTTCCTAAACTCTATCCTCACCGTTGCGCTTGACCGGTGCGGTATCACCCAGGCCACCGGAAACCCGGTGATGACCTTTGCCAAGGCGGTGGGGAGTGTCGACCTATCAGAAGGCTACCTGGAGATCGCTAGCAAGATGCTTGCAGAGTCGGGTTTCTACGGCTTCATCAACGCAGAGGAGAAGCTGAGGATCCGCGAGGTGCTTGCCCCGGCAACCAAGGGGCCGTTCCTGACCGTGAAGGACACGATTACGAATGAAGCGATCGGCAATCCTCCGCCACCGGAGAAGATCACGATCAACTATGGGCAGTCAGTTTGGCCAACGGTGGAAACCTCACCTAACTACAAACCCAAGACTCCGGGTGATGAGTCATACACTTGGAGCGCATAATGCGTAACTGGACCTTTCAGCAAACGATCAGCCCGGCCGTGACTTTCGCGGTTGAGTATCGAATTAAAGAAGGAAGCCCGCCTGCATTTGTTACGAAGTTTGATCAAGTCAGCTTTGGCGCAGTATCAGAAGTAACCACAACGTATGAATCGATTATTTACTACGACAAAGACGGCAAGAAGCAGATTCAGGATGTAGTAGCTAGTACCATTTCAGTTACGACAACCTGCGTTGGCGCTGCAAACCCAACACGCTGGAAGTCTAAACTGGAAGCCGGGAGCCCTGCGTTTGCTGGCACGGTGCTAACCAAGCGCACCGAATCATTTAACAAGTACCTTATCACCGAGGATGGACCGGTTGAATGGCAGGTAACCACCTTTGAATATGAGCCTAGGATTGCCTTTGCGGGCGGTCTGGCGATTGAGAATTACAAAAACATAGACCTTGGCACCGGTAATATCTTATTGCGGAAAACTATTGTTGAGAAGGAGGAGAACAAGCTAGCCGACCTGTCAAAGCAAACGACAATCGTTTACCAAGCATGGGGCGCTACGGCAGCAGGTAAGACCGTGGCAGCAGCAATCATGGGAGGCCTAAAAAGATCAGAGGAGGCCGACCGGATTAGCGGCACCTATACCCTCGTTGACCGGATGAGTGCTCTGGTGTGCAGCGGGGTTGAGAAGACAATCAACATCGGGAGAGGTGCGGCACCGGCCCAGCCAACAGCACTTGACCAGCAGAACGACAGGCTAAGGGGCGCCCAGGATCGCCTTGACAGCAATGGACCATGGAATGTAACCGGCCCGATAGGCAGGCCGAGTGAACAGCTAACGGATCTGTCGTTTGGCTCTGACGGAACCAACAGCACAGACCGGTATGACATGGAGTTCGCCCCGGATAGCTACCTGAGGCCTTCCACCGATGCTGGCGATAACGGCACCGGTCTGAACTACGTGTACGTCTCCAGCCAGGCCGCTGCCTACGAATACGGGAGGGCAATCTACGCGATCCTCTCAGGGATGGCCAACGGCAAAAGCATCACTACCGAGCTGCGCAACATCCCCAGCGAACCCATGGGCACCCTCTACCTGGAGGCGGCCGGCACCGTGGGCAGGTTTCGCGCCAACGGGACCACCTTCGCCTGGGACTCTCAGGGGCTGGTCGTGGGTTGTGATGCCATGCTCGACGGCGGGGCAGGCAAGCTAACGGGTGCTAGCGGGATCAACTGGTTCCCGCTGATGGTGGCCGCTTCCAACCTGCCGACCGTGAGCACGACGACCAACAGCACCCCCGGCCTGGCCAACACGATCAATGCACCGGGTGGGTTTGACCCGATGGCGCCGGGGAACATCTGGGCCAGCTTTGGGACCGCTGGTGTCGAGGGGGATGTGTATGCGGTGGAGCTGACCAGGGCCAGTGTGGTGGGGGCTGTGGCGGAGAATTTGCGGCGAGAAAGCGTGAGCCGCTCGCTCACATGGATCCTGGAGGCTCCGTACAGCTTGACTACATCGACTGAAAGCGGCACCAGTGTGTCGGTGTCAGACGGAACGCTTCTAGTTGCTCAACTGGCAGGCAGCGGATCTGGGGTGATTGCGGACCTGTCGGCTGCAACGGGCGGTGGTGGCGGCAGCGGCGAGGGCTATACGCTGACAGGCGGGGCCACGATGGCCTGGGAGTCTAGTGCTTATGGTTACGGCTGGGAGTTTACGCTGTCGGCAGCCAAGACGATTAAGGGGGTTGGTTTCTATGATGCGGATGGAAACGGGCTGGCAACTAGCTATGAGATCTCCCTTTACATCATCATATCAGGCACTTCATACCAGATATTCTTCGACAATGATGCTAATTTTACATATATCATAATCCCAAGCGGGACCGGGGCAAGCCTAGATGGAGTATGGAGACGAGTTGACCTGCCTAGTAGCGTGCCGGGCTTAACGCTGCCTAACGGACTTGACATCTCAGGCTTCGACTACACCTACCGCTTGTTCGCGCTACCAGTAGGTACGTCCACAGGTACACCAGGACAGGATTCTGTTGTTAAAAATGTAAGCGTCTTAACTCTGCCATCAAATATGGCCTACGTTGCAAACCTGCGCATTGGCGGTCGCCCTGGTGGAGCAAGCCCCCCCACCACGGTTACGGCAGACGGCACCGCGTACTTCGGCCCAGTTATTTTCTTCGTGTAAAGCCGGGAAACCTAAGGCAGTCACGGATAGCTCATGCCTGCTGCAATGCTTCAGACTCCGTTTGAGGCTGAGCGTCTATTCGCCGGGGACTACGCAGGCAAGAAGGCCCGCCTGTGCCTTGCAACGACGACAGGTGGATCCCCTGGCCTCAGCTCCAACACAGCCGCATGGGACGCCGTGGAGCGCAGCGGGAACGGCTATGCACGGTGCGAGTGGACAATCCCGGCAGGGACATTCAATGGCACCATGGACCGCTTTGAAGCAGGCCCCCAGTCGTGCCAGTTCACCGCATTAGGGGCGGCGCTCACATGGAACGCTGCCTACCTGGTGATCGGCACCATCGCTAGCGGCGGTGCCGTGACCTGGAACACGGGTGTTTCGTTTGTGCTCGCAGAAAACCCCAGCATCAGCCTGGCAGCAGGAGCGAGCAGGATCTACACGATCAGCCTGTTCACTGATGGCTTCACGGTGACGGCATAAGCGGAAAGCTCCGATAGGTAGGTGCAGCCATGGACGTTCTGATCTCACCGGATGCGCTCGGCAAACAGGCGCAGCTCACCTACGAGGGCAAGAGCTACAAGCTGCTGCTGGCTTACCGCAATGGCGCGGTGTTGACTCAGGCCAGCCTGATGAGTTCGTGGAATGCGGTCAAGCTGACTGCAGGTAATGGGTATGCAGAGCAGACGGGGACGATCGGGACCGGGAGCTTCAACTCCGGCAATGCCCGCTACGAACTGCCGCAGTTCACCTTTACCCTTGCTGCCACTGGAAGCGGCTTCACCTACGACGCGATCCTGTTACAGGTGGACAACCGCACATACCCTGATCGGGTGATCCTACTGCCGACACCAGAGACGCTGCAATCAGGGCAGAGCACAAGCTACGTGCTGCTGCTGGCACAGGGATGAGCCTGATCGTTGACATCAACCCGGTGCCTTGGAAGATCCTGGACCTGGTGAAGGCGCGGATCCTGAAGAACCGGGCAAAGAAAGCTAAGAAGGGTTCGGACTGGTCTAAGGAGACGCTGAAGCGGGAGATGAGCTTGCGGCCGGGGCCGTTGATAAGCAAGAGGAGAGATGAACCTAGTTTTCTTTCAGGAAGGCAAGTTGCCGTAGGAGTCGGCTGGTTAGATATTGGATACAACTACACCCTTGTCTCGGAAAATTACTCCAACTTTGACACATGGTGGTCAAATGGAGTGCCAGGAGGCGGCCCATTGCACAGCTGGGATCCAGATACCGGCCCCACAACACGTATTTCAGGATACTCGGGATCGGAAGAGCACTCTTTGGAGTTTGTAATTACAGTCGGTTCCGGGTCCGGTGAAACCTGGAAACAAGTTAGGCATAGCTTGCCATTTATCATTGAAAAAAGCGCGCGCACTGAAGTGACATACTATGAATATTACCTCTATGGCGATGTTTGGACAATTTTAAGCAAAGAACGAAATTCGGGATCCCTGTCGCACAACTGTATTACCAGATTTTGGCATGAACTGTTTCCCGTCGGTCCGTCAGAGGCGGTGCTTGTTGTTGTTATAGCTAATTTTAGCTTAAATGGCGCTTTCTTTGATGAAGGCGAGCAGCCAGATGACCCTACCCCTCGTCCCCCTGGCACGGACAGCAACTACACTTCCTTCCCGGGAACTTTTGCACTGCAAAGCACAAAGCAGATTTCCTTTCTCGTTACTCGGTCAAGCGTTACTGAATTGACCCATGCTATTCCTGCGTTTATACAAAAGAGAATAGACTCGGTAATGGCGCAACCGCTCTACGATTGGCGGAACGTTGATGAAGACAATCCCGATATTCGTATTGAGCGAGCTAACCCCTTATTCCTTTCCTCCCCGAATGCTATTGGCACTTACAAGACAGTCAGGCTTCCCTCTGGCATCTTTCAAGGCGTTGACCCGGCCGCTGAAGTCTCCTCTGCTATTTATGAAAGCATTGCCCCCGATGGCACCTTTAGCGTAGTTTCACCTGAGCAAGCGAAGGCTTCATACGCCGAATACAGCGGAAACCCTGAAATCCCCGTTTTGAGTTACAAGCTGGAGCGCGACCCAACAGTCATAAGTGCGCCTACAACGGAAGTAGGGGTTTTTGGCATTGTCCCTGGTGCAAGTGTTACCGAACCAGTGACAACCGAAATGCTAGCTGTTGGCCTGGACGATGAAGTAGACCAAAGGCCAGGGCCAAGCGCAGTAAACCAGCTCGAGCCTGTTCAGATGTTTGCTGCCTATGACTACCACGAGGGTACCTATTGCCGCAATCGCCTCAGTCAGCTACTGGGCATTGACATAGCATGACCACCCCCCAACCTGACTCCATCGAAACCCTCCTAGAGACGGTGCAAACCCGGCAGCTTGCCAACCGCATGGCCGCTGCCGAACGCGAGCAGGAGCGGCGCCAACGACCTAAGCCACGGGGCAAACACTAAGCCGGAAAGCTGCGCTGTAGTTGCTCGCGGGCGTGATGCCCCGACCACATGAACAAGCGATGGATTGAACAGTTCATCCTCCAGAGCCCTGAGGGTGGCAGCGAGGGCGGCGGCGGCGCTGGTGCAGGCGGTGGCGCAGGGGCCGGGGCCGGTGCAGGCCAAGGTGCTGCCGACCCTGCTGCCGGCGCTGGTGATGGCGAGGGGACCGGTGATGACGACCTATCCCGTGTCAAGCACGCCCTCGACCGTGAACGCACTGCCAACCGCGAGAAGGATCGCCGCCTCGGGGCCCTGGAGGCTCAGCTGCGGGAACTGACCACAACCAACCCTGAAGCGGTGCGCGAGGCAGAGGCGAAGGCCAAGCAAGAGCAGGCACGGCGGGAGCTGATCGAGCAGCAGGCGGCCCTGGAGCGCCAGCAGATCGAGGCCAAATACTCGCAGCAGTTGGAAGCATCCACCACTGCCCTTCAGGCCGAGCGGGAAGCCCGCCAGCGCGAGCTGGTACGGCAGCTAGCCGAGAAGGCATTCATCGGCGCCAAAGGATCCACCGAGGTATCCGAAATCGACGGCAGCACCCCCTTCGATTCGGTCTGGAGTCGCTTTGGCCCTCAGTTCCGCAATGAAGACGGCGCACTTGTGGTCGTCGATGCCAACGGCAGCCCAGAGATCGACCCGGAAACCGGGAAGCGCTTTGAACCCATCAAGTGGCTCCGGCGACTGCAATCCGATCCCGTGTGGGGGCGCAACTTCGAGCCCGCGATGGGAACCGGCGGCGGGGCACGTAGCAGCCGTGACGGTCGCGTCAGCACAGGTAAAGACCTGATGAATCAACCGCTTCCAGCTGCGTTTTCAGACGCCTTTGGCTGATCGCTGCTGACGGCTTAGGGATCGGGGAAACATCGGACAACAGGGATCGACTGATGGCGTGATGCCTAAGTCGGTCCCAAATCAAGCAGCTCGGCGTGATGCCCTGCGGTGTCCTCTTGGCGTGATGCCACCCCCTCCCTTGACCTTCACCTGGATTCCCCACAATGGGACTGACACTTCTGGAGGCCGCCAAGACTGATACCAATCAGCAACGGGTGGTCGTTATTCGCGCTCTCGCCGAAAGCGAGATGATTCGCCTTCTGCCGTTTGCCAATGTGCAAGGCGGTTTGGACTATGCCACTGAGGATGAACTGCCTGGTGTTGGGTTTCGTGGTTTGAACGAAACCTATGATGCCACTTACGGTGTCATCAACCCGCAATACGAACGACTCAAGATGTTCGGCGGGGACATTGATGTGGACATGCACATCATCAAAAACAAGGGCACTCAAGCCAGGGCTCAGCAAATCGAGGCCAAAGTTCGCTCTTTGCGACTGACCCTTGAAGACTACATGATCAACGGAGATGAGTCGGTTGATCCCCGTGCGTTCGACGGCTTCAGGAAGCGGATCAACGTTGACAGCTCTCAAGCTATCAACGTCGGCGGTGCATTCTCGCTATCCCGCTTGGATGAGCTTATTGACGCCGTTGATGGCGACAACAAGGTTGTCCACATGGGTAAAGCGCTGCGTCGGCGCCTTACTGCCGCTAGCCGCAACAGCACTATCGGTGGCTTCCTGACCACCACGCGAGATGAGTTCGGCAAGCTGATCACCTCCTACGGTGACACACGCATTGTGGTCACCGACACCAATGCTCAGAACGTGCCGATTCAAGGCTTTACGGAAGCCGGTAACACGACCAGTGTTTACTGCGTCGCCTATGGCGATCAGCAAGTAACCGGTATGCAGGGTCCCGATTCAGCCGGGGGCTACGGGATTGACATCAAGTCCTTCGGGGAAGTCCCTGATGCACCAGTCGATCGTACCCGCATTGATTGGTCGGTTGGTATTGCAATTATGAACGGCAGATCTGCTGCCCGTGCTTACGGCATCACCGATGCTGCAATGACCGCCTGATCATTGCTTTAACGTCTATTCCCTGATTCCCTGAGGTACTGATCCATGGCACGCGCAACAAATCTAACCCCCCGGAGGGCATATCAACTGGATGCTGAGACCATCCTGTTCGGTCTAGTAAAGGCGGGGCCCCGTGGCCGCGCTGCCGAGACCCGCACTGGCGCCGCTCGTCTGCTCAACACCAATCTGGCCGCCCAGAACGTGGTAAGGATCGCAGGCTTTGGCCAATCCAGTACTTCCGCTGGTGGCTACCTAGTGCAAGCTGCCCACGTTGCTGAAGGTGCCGCGATTGGCACCGCCTCGACCTACGCCACCATCGGCGTGATCAGCTTTACCGCTGGTCAGATCAACGAGGTTACCCTTTCTGGCAAGCAGATTCGAGATGCCGTAAAGGCTGCCGGTTCACTGACCGGTGACATCCGGGTGGTGGCAATTCGGCTGACTGCTGGCACTGGGTCTAACGGTGCTGCGGTTCCTGCGGGCACGAACACCGTGGCGCTCTGCCCAGCGGAGTGAGCCGAAAGCGGCTTGTGTTGACCTGGGGGCCCTTCGGGGCCCTTTCCACTATGGAGGCCCCATGAACATTTCGGTAGGCGTTGGCGTTGACCTGGAGCAGCTGCAGCAGGCCGTCAACGAGCCAGGTGAACCCCAGCAATCAGCGGCTGAGCCCGAGCACCAGGAACCCCTTCAGGAGGATGCTGAGCAGGCCACAGAAGAAACGGTGGCGTGCCCCACCCCAAAGCGCAAGAGAGCACGGGTGACAGACGGGCGGTTTGCGGCTGACGACCCGTCTACCGCTGCAGATGAGGCGTGGTCGGAAAGCTGAGGCAGTGATCAAGCGGTCTGCCGCTAAACACCACCCCAAGGAGATTTGCATGGCTTTTCAGTTTTCGACAGCAGCTCGCAACGCGGCGCTTGATGCAATCGAAACAGCAGCGGGAACGGCACCGACTCTGACCATCCGCAGTGGGACCGTTCCGGCTAACTGCGCAGCGACTCGGGCGGGTACGGTGCTGGCAACTTTGGTGCTTCCGTCTGACTGGCTGGCGGTTGCGTCTGGCGGCACCAAAGGGCTGTCTGGCACTTGGCAAGACCTGGCAGCAGATGCTGCCGGTACTGCGGCGCACTTCAGTATTGATCAAGGCGCGACTTGCCACCTGCAAGGGACGGTGACTGCCACGGGCGGCGGCGGTGACATGACCCTAGACAACACCTCGATTGCTATCGGTCAACAGGTGAACATCACTTCGTTCACGCTGACTGCTGGCGGCGCCTGATGGTGGCGGGCTAATTGACTCATGGGGGCAAAAAATGACAACGCGAGAACAAAAGATTGCGGCGAAGGTGGCTCAGTTTGCCGGGATCGCAGAAGCGGAAGTTGCCGCCGCGCTCAACGCACCAGACAGCAGCCTACCAAAAAAAAGGGGTGATGTGGCTACTTACGATGCTAGGGAAATCCTGCTTTCTACGGGTGAGTGGGGAGCGGTAATTCTTACCGCAGAGAATACCGGAATCCCTGCACAGGTGCGGGGGGCTTGCATTGTTTTGCGCGATGCAATCATCCAGACCTCGACAATTCGGATTAGTATGCCGCAAATTTACATCGCAACAGCCACCTTACTGGGCGGCCTAGTTGCCGCTGGGGTTGTGACAGACGGTACCCGCAATGCGCTTATGGCGTTGGCGGACGTGCCTCAGTCGTGGGCTGAGATGGAAGGGGTGGGAGCGGTAACAACGCGCGACGTTGGCATTGCCAGGGGGAACATCTGATGGCCGTTGCAAAATGGGCAACACCCAGCGCGAGGTCGAGCAACCTCGCTGGCACCACATTCAACACACGGGCAAGCGGCTCCGCCGGGGATGCGATCAATTTTGACAACAGCGGCAACAGGGATCTTAATGGGATTGTCACGGTCAAATTGGGTTCGCTTACCCCATCAACCGGCGGCTCAATCACGCTCCGCGTCTATAGCGGAGACGGAATTGACATGCCTGATCTTAATGGCGGTTCCTTTGATAGCTATACGGAAGGTTTGACAACGACTACGGGCGCCAAGGTTGTGATGTTCAAAATGATCAGGGTTTACCCGTTTCCATTGATTTTTCAAATTGTCAACAACGCAGGTGTCTCAACCGCGGCCAGCGGAAACGAATTTTACATCCGCACCTACAACGAGGATGTCAGCTAATGCCACGCGGGGTGTCACGGCTAGACGAGGCGCTGTTGCAGGGACGGCTCTGGACGCCTGCGCTACTCGGCCCCGCTTTATGGCTCACTGCTAATGATTTGTCCACAATCAGCATTGCTACTGGCGTAAATCAGTGGCGCGACAAAAGCGGCTTTGGTCGACATTTTGGAACGGGAAACGCAAGCATCCAGCCAGTTTATAGACCAACGGGCTTCAACGGACGCCCATGCCTGGAGAATGTCTCTGCAGACTCGTTGAGTATTGGAGCATCCGGGCTTGGTCGAAACGTTGGCTGCATCACATGCGCCATTGTTGGTTCCCATCCGGCGGGCGCGGCGATAACCAGTAATTCGACGGAATTAGTTATCTCGGTAGGAACAAGTGGTCAATCGCGTTTCTCCATGTCTCCAAACCCAGGTGCCACCAGTAAGTATGGCTTTTTTGGCAGACGTTTGGATACAGACGCGGCTGCTAATTTTTCTTCCTCCACCGACTCACTCCCAAATCGTGGCAACCCATGGATTCGTATTGGTGAGCGGGTTTATTCGGCTGGCGTTGGTAATCATTGGACTAACGGCGTTCAGGACATGACTGCCCTGGCCGGGGGAGCGTCGGGCACTACAAGCGACACAGACTCTTTCGGGGGATCAATATTCACTTCTACGCCAAACGGCACGAAAATCGCGAAGATTCTGCTGTTCCACTTCCAGTTAACGCCAGACCAGCGACTAGCGCTTGAGGGCTACCTGGCTTGGGATTGCTGGGGAGATGGTGCCCCCCTGCAAGCCCTGCATCCGTTCAAGAATCGCCCGCCGCTGATCGGAGACTAGCCAAATGCTTCGCCTTCGCGTTCCAGCGCTCGGAACAGGCGCAGCCGTTGGGGGCGGAATTGTTGGTGCCGTCAGCGGCGACTTGAGCTTTACGGGTGCAGCCACTGGCACCGTCACCATCTCCGGTGCCGCCAGCGGCGACCTGTCCCTGTCCGGCACTGCAACGGGCAGTATCGGCAGCGCTCCAGCGACGGGCACGGCATCGGGACCCGTAGTTCTCGCTGGCACGGCTACAGGTGCGGTCGTCGCGTCGGGCGTAGTTGCTGGCGCCCTGTCCATCGGTGGGACCGCTACCGCTGCTGTCCCCGTAGTTGGCGTGGGCAATGGCACACTGCCACTATCCGGCAGTGCAACGGGCAACATTGGCCGCGCCCCGATCACGGGCGCTGCCACGGGCACCCTGCCCCTCGCCGGGGCCGCTACAGGTGTCGTCCTCGTAACCGGCGTGGGCAATGGCGCCATGCCCCTTTCCGGCACCACTACGGGGAATATCGGTGCTACCCCAATCACCGGAGCCGCATCGGGGGCGCTGGCTTTGTCCGGGGCGGCAACGGGAAATACCTGGATCAGCGGCACGGCCAGCAGCACCCTGCCACTTGCTGGCGCCTCAGCTGCAACCGCCCCAATCAATGCCCTAGTCAGCGGCACGTTGTCGCTCACGGGTACGGGGGCGGGCTCTGTAGGCACAGCAATCGCATCCGGTGCAGCAGCGGGAACCTTGCCGCTTGCAGGGACGGCCACGTGCGCAGTCCGCGTCTCTGGTTTTGCAGTCGGGGCCTTTGCAATCACCGGAACGGCAAGTTCAAGCGGCCCGAGCCTGATCGCCAACCGCTTTGCCTTCCCTGGTGATCCAGCCAATGGGGGAAAACTGGCTATGAGCCGTGATGGCGGGCTCACCGTGAATGAGGTTGTTTCAGTGGACACGTTTTACATCAAGCGGAACGACACAACCCCCGCGATCCGTTACAAGCTGAAACCAGCAGCGGTGGACCTGACCGGGGCGTCCGTGCAGTTTCAGATGCGAGCACGGCGACCACGTGGCGCCCCCCCGGTGATCGATACCGCAGCTGTGGTGGTGACCGAAACGGGCACGCCTACAGTGGAGTACACGTGGCAGGAAGGCGACACGGCCAATGCTGGCCTTTTTGAGGCGGAGTTTCGCGTGACTTACGCGAACAACGAAGTCGAGACGTTCCCGAATGATGGGTTTATTACGGTTAAGGTTTCAGAAGACATCAAATAACCTAGTCCGTCCCGTATTTTCGGGTCACCGGGTGATCCACCAACCTGATTCCGTAGCAGCGCTGCGGCATCGGGAAAACTAGGGTAGAGCGCGATACCCCATGGACAGCGGCAACCAGCCATCGGGCACCCCCAGCAAGCCACCTTTCTGGCGCGAAGTGGAGCAACAGGTAGCAGCGGGCTTGATCCTGCTAGCCGTGGCTGGCATCGGATACATCGGCATCACCGTGCCGCGCCAGCTTGACCTGGTATTGGAGAACCAGAAAGCCATCCTTGATCGCCAGGTTGCCGCGGAGCTGCGGCTTGAGAAAGTGGAGGGCGCACTCCACGGCATTGATCGACGTGTGACTCGATTGGAGGCCCAGTGAGCTGCCGGGGGGTGATCATCAACACTGTGGCCCTATGTCTCGGCCTTGCTGCTGCCGGGGGGTTTGGCGGGGCGATCTACTGCCAGTCGCAGGGCGGAGAGTGCGTGGAGACATGGAAGGCTGCAGGCACCGGGGCCCTGGCAGCGGCCACGACAGGCGGCACCCTGCTGGCCCAACTGGATGGGCGGCGGCGGCAAGATCCCGAGGATCCCCAAGAACCGCCCACGCCCTAAGCGGGTTGGGTGTGAAAGGCCTCTAGCAGTTCCGCGTGCCATTCCTCTAGGTCTTTCGGATCGGTGTCACAGCGAGCCATGATGACCGGCTCAAAGTTGATGATCTCAGCTTTGGTTCTGGTGATCATCTTGACGTTCACCCCAACGATTCCACGCAAGATGCAGGAGGCGGAAAACATTGTGCCTCCCGGTAGAAGATCAAAAGCACGTCCCAGGATGCCTAGCCCGCGCTTGCCCTTCAGTGGGAAGACCCTCTCATGGTCCCAAGCGAAGACGGCAGTAGGCACGGCACTTGGCGTGTGCCTCAGCTTGCCGGGAAACCTGAAGCAACTAGAGCAGGTTATGGCCCCGAAGATCCAACTTGATGCAGCGGCGCTGGCAACAATCAAGCCGATCTTGCCCCATCAGCAAGCGGCGTGGAACTGGCTGCAGGAGCAACTCACAGAGCCGGAGGTGACGCAGTTTGCTGAGCTGTTCAGGGCTGCCCCTGCAGTGAAAGAGCCGTTGGCGGCGGTGGCTGCTGCCGCCCCCCAGGGCCCGCCGATCTGGCCGCCGGGGATGGTGGGCCCGAAGATCCGCCCCCCCCTGAAGCCCGGTGATCACCACCTGATCGCCAACGACGTGGACCAGACCCTCACGGCCTGGACCCATGACGGGCGCCGGCTGTGGAGGATCCCCTGCTTGTGCCGTGGACAGGGCAAGGAGGCCGAGTGGAACCGCACGGGCACCGACACGCCGCCAGGCCTCTACCGGATCGGCAAGGTCTACCGCGACTACGAGCAGGATCCGACCGCAACCTTCACCCCCGATCGCCGGGTCTACGGCTGGTATTCGTTCGACATGGAGGGCCTGGAAGGGCAGGAGGGGCCCACGTCACGGCCCTATCGCGACGGAATCATGCTGCACGGCGGCGGCAGCGACTGCGGCTGGCCGGGGGCCTGGAACCCTCGACAGGAACTCCACCCGACCCTCGGCTGTATCCGCCTCCACAACCAGGATCTCCGGGATCGGATCCTTCCCTTGCTCGACATGGGGACCGTGTGGATCAGCGTGCTGCAGGAGGCAGGATGAGCGCCACCACAGGATTTACCTAGACCCCCGGATCCGGCAACGGAGGAGGCCCCACACTGGGCCCTGTGCTGCCTGTGGTTGCCAAGGTGACCCCTGCGTCCCGGCAGCGGCGCCGGAGGCTGCGCCAGGCCGCTGCGCCGGACTTGGCCTCGACACAATGATCCCCGGCGCAGATGCGCCAGACCAGATCACCCCCCTCGGCGATCACTGCCTCCTGGACCGGGACGAGAGGATCGGGCACCGGGCTACCGCTGTGGTTCTGAAGGTTTCCGGGTCGTGGCGGTGATGGGCAGTTGATGCACCACCGCCGAGAACCCTTGCAGTGACTGGGTTTAGAATACGACATCCGCGAGATTGACGAGGATTTGTATCTTGTAGTTCTGGCCTGCCGTTTGGGGCAAAGAGCAGGCGCTGAGGGCGATCTGGCCGGATGCAGCGGTGCTGCCTTAGGTGACAGGAAGGGACAGGAAGGGACTGGCAGAGCGTAGTTTATGCACGGCCCGTGCATCGGGTGCAGCTCTGTTTTTTCGCCGCGTCGTATTCCCCATGGCCTCGATCAACGCCCAACGTGGGCGGCTCTACCTGCTGGCCAAGCTGCCTAGGCGTGACGGGGCCCCAGGGCTACAGCAATCCCGCATCGCCCTGAAACTGGACGACACCCCGATCAACCGCCGCACCGCTGCGAAGCAGCTCCAGACACTGGAGCAGCAGCTCAGCACGGGGGCGTTTGAGTGGGGGTACTGGCTTGACCAGGCCTCGGGAGCGATCACCTGGCGCGAGGCCATCGCCAAGCTCTACCGGGCGCGGGTGGTGCTGGGCCGCACGGGGGAATCAACCTGGCAGGTGAACTATCTCGGGCGCCTGCGGCAGGTTCCACAGGGGGGCGCCTGCACGACCGCCAGCATGGCCAAGGCGCTGGAGCGGTACGACCGCAACACATGCTCCTACAAGGAACTGTTCTACCTCCTGCGGCACCTGTCGCGTTTGGTGGCGGTGCCGTTCCCAGAGGTGCCACTGCCCACCTACAGCCAAGCGGAGCTGGTGGCGGTGCCGTCCGATGCCGAGATCATCGAGTGGGTGGAGGGGGCGCCCGATCCGGTGCGCTGGTACTGGGGAATGATGGCCTGCTACGGGCTCAGGCCCCACGAGATTGAGGGGGCGGCGCTGATCGATCGTGACTTCTGCCAGGTGGCGGATGGCACCAAGACCGGGTTTCGCACGGTGGTGCCCCTCCCCCGCGAGTGGGTCGAGCGGTTCAGACTGCGGGATCGGCGGTTGCGGCCGCGTCTGGAGGGCAGCGCCGATCGGCCGGATGCGGTGAGCAAGTGGCTCTCGAAGGAGCTACGGCGGCAGCGGTTGCCGTGGCGGCCCTATGCCCTTCGGCACGCCTACGGCGGGAGGCTATGGCGGGAGGGGGGCAGCAGGCTGGATGTTTATACCGCGGCGAGGTTGATGGGTCATACTCCGGCGGTTCACGCTCGCACTTACCGCGCTCACATTCAGCCGCATCAGGTGGCAGAGGCGGCGGAGAGGGCGCTAGGTGGTAGGTAGGCAGCAAGGGCAGGCAATGGGTTGGCTCATCGCTGATCTCCCACCCCCGGCGCCACCGCCGCAACATTAACCCGCACGCAGCGCCTGCTACTGCCCACAGGCGCCAGGTCGATCAGCTCCCTGCCCCAGCGCCAGCGGGATTTGCGGTTGGCGTCGGCTTCGGCAACGAGGCGTTTGATGTGCCGATCGGAAACCCCGAGGGCTTC